TAGCGTCGGTGGCGAGGTATGCGCGGGCTCTCCAGGCTCACTTGAAGGAGCGTGCTTAGATGCCGGCGAAGAGGACGGCGTTGCCGCCTGAGTTGATGGCGGAGTGGGCGGATAGTCGGAGTGTAGCAGATGTGTCTGTCTCCGACATGACGGCTGAGTGGCGATGCTTCCAAGGGCATGAAAACTTTCAGACAGCTATTACTATCCGACTAAGAAAGTCTGGCTGTCCCCAATGTGGAATAGTTAAGCGAACCAACTCACATCCCCAGATGACTCTGTTTCGACGTCATCCTGATTTCCCAAAAATCGCTGATTTTGTTCCACCAGGACATCGATCGAAAGATCGCATCTCAGTGCCGTGCGGCATCTGCAAGATGCCTTATACTACAACCAGCAAGCGTTGGCTAAGTGGAATCAGAGTTCATAAGGGATGTTACATACCGCACAATCGAAACGCTTTCCGAAAACACCCTGATTTTCTTAAAATCGCAAAATACGTGCCAGACCAAGCCAAGGTCATGGACAGAATTACACTGCCGTGTTCAGTTTGTAATTTGCCATATGAAGTCTGCATTGTGACTTGGCTGCGAGGCATCCGACGACACTTCAACTGTGCAAAGCCTAAACGGGAGAGTTGGCTTTTACCTTCTAACGTGACGTGTCTTGAGCCGGAAAAGTTCGATATTGTGAACAGTTCTATCGATCTTCGTTGGCAGTGTTCAGAAGGACACGTTTTTACTTCGACAAAAGGTCGACTTGAATTATCACAGCAACGTGGTCGAAATGGGTGTGCGCAGTGCGCCAACAACGCTCCCATCACCACCCGCCTCACCCAAGAAGCCCCCGACCTCCTTGCCCGCCTCGACGACTTCACGGCGCAGCAGTCCTACGCTATCCTGTGGGGCCTCCTCGGTAAGAGCGCGTCAGAACTCAAGGGATACCGCGCCGCCCTGGCAGCCCGTCAGAAGGGCGCCGACCTCGCAGACGCCGTGCAGGCTGGCGTTGAGGCCGTGCAGAAGTACAACGGCCCAGACGACGCGATAGAGATCCCTGACGATGAAGATCTGCTCGAAGGCGATGTAACCTCCACGACCCCGCAGCCTACGACCACGCAGCCGATCTCCGTCGACCTCGTCGCAAAGCGGATAAAGGCGTTAGAGTCGCTACCTGACACCGAAGGCAAGGATGCACGCGCTTATCAGTACCTCGTCGACAGCTTCGTCGCCAAGACGTGGCAGGACTACTGCGCGGTGGAATCGCAGCCTACAAGACATAACACGGCCCTGCCTGACCTCGTCGACTCCTTCAGGAAGGGCCTCCAATCCTCTTCCAAGCTCGTCCAGCGCTATACTCAGGAGTGGTGTCGCCAGCACGACGCAGCCGCGGCCCTAGAGCTTCCCAGGCACTACCACAAGCGGCAGCACAGGCCGAACATGGTGCAGCGCTTGAGTGCCGTCTTGTGCCAGGAGCGCCGCGCCATGATCGACGCCTCGGCGCCTGGTGCCGGCAAGACCCTGTCGGCGATCCTGTCGAGCATGGTGCTAAAGTCCAAGCTCACGATCATCGTCTGCCCGCTCAACGTCGTGAAGACGTGGGAGGATGAGATCCAAGCGACTTATGGCGGCAGCCGCGTCAGCGGCTCGACACTGACACGACAGTGGCAGCCGCTGCCCGAGACGCAGTACCTCATCCTGCACTACGACATGTTCCAGGTCGACGACGCAGCGAAGCAGATCGGTGATCTCGCTAAGGCACACGGCAGCCGCGTCGGCTTCGTCGTCCTCGACGAGGTCCATCGTATCAAGAACGACGGTACCATCGGACAGCCTTGCAGCTCGAAGCAAGGCTCAATAAGACGCGCTGCTATTGAGCAGCTGGTCGCAACCTTCCCTGCCGCCAAGCTCAAGATCCAGACCGGGACGCCAACTCTCACGGGCATCGCTGAGGGCGTCTCGCTGCTCCGCCTCGTCGACCTGAAGATCGCCGAGAAGTACGACATTGACCCGCCGCGTAACACTTTTGACCACGCCGTCCGCCTTCACTTCGCGATGACGTCGCTCGGTGTTCGCTTCAAGCCCGACTACGGGGTCAAGCTCCACGAGCCGCAGCTCCGCGAGGGCAGCGGCTACCTCGTCGCGACGTCGCGCGGGCTACGCAGCTTTGACGTCGAGGGCGCGATCATGGTCGAGGTGCCCGGCGAAGTCGGCAAGCGTGTGTGCGAGATGCGCAAGGCGTCGTGGCTTCGCGTCGACGAAGAGCTGCTCGACTATCGCCTCGATGCCGTCAAGCATCACCTGAAGCCGCAGACCGTCGTCTACACGCACGCCGTAGGTCGAGCGCACGCCGACGAGGACGTCGTCGACCGCACGGCAGCATACATCCGCAAGCAGGGACTGAGCGTCGCCGTCTACGACGGCAGGGCCTCATCAAAGAAGCCGAGTCGTCTGGGCAAGGCCAATCTCGCACAGCTCGGATTCACTGCTACGCAGCAGCCGACTGTACGTGACGTAGCATTGGCCCGCTACCTGCGCAGAGAGGTCGACGTCCTCGTCTGCTCGTCCACGCTGGGTGAGGGCGTCAACGGTCTCCACAAAGTCGGCAGCCGCGTCGTCGTCCTGTCGCCGCCATGGACTGACGGCGCCTACGAGCAGCTCGTAGGGCGCTGGCTACGCAAGGGGCAGTCGCAGGACGTCGAGGTCGTGATGACTTTGGCGTGGTGGCGTGGCGACGACGGACAGCGCCACAGCCTCGACGTCGACCGCTTGGCGACGATAAAGCATCGCGGCGCCCTCGCTGACGCCGTCCTCGACGGCGCATTACCTGATCGTATCTACTCGCCGCCTAAACTCCGCGAGGCGGCGAGGATGCACTTGAGCGGTGTGAGGAAATAATGGCAATCGTAATCGAAGATGGAGAAGAAATCTTTCATCAGCTTTGTTGCGAAATAGCAACCAAGCTAAAGCTATCTCAATCTCGGATTGAGAGTGACATCTCGAATCTTGAACCTACAAAAGCCGGTCAACTGAAATTAGCTCAGATCCAATACAGGATGCTATTTGATCCACATTGGAATGTGGAAGAATGTCTGATAGCTCATAAGAATTTGACGAAAGCTATCCTGACCTAACGCGGCCTCACCACGCTACCGACACGCTGCCGCGGCGCCACCCCGAAGCCCTTGCGCCCAAAGGGCCCAGCCAGTGCCTTCTGTAGCTGCTGCTTCGCCTCCGACGACGACATCTCGTCGCTGTAGTTGCTGAACACCGAGTTCTCGCGACGCCAGTTCAAAAACTGACTGAGGCTATCCACCAAGTCCTTCCGCGACCCCATCGGGAAGTGCGCGACCTCGCTCAAGAACTCGTCGATCCACGACGGCGCGGGACATCGCGGCGAGGCTACGTCGGCGCAGGGGCCTTGCGCGGGTACGTAGACCTGACCGGCTCGTATCTGCGGTGACGCTACGGCGAGGCGCGTCTCCTTCGGGCCTACGGGCATGACGGGTGTGATGGGCGTCCGCACCCAGTCGCGCTGCTCGTTTAGGTCGACGACGACGTCGACGCCGGCAGCTTTGTATTCGATGAGGAGATCCGAAGGCTTCCACTCGGCGCACATGTCCTTTATCGCTCGCAGCATGTCGGGGTAGATCCACGGCTCGGCCGCGACGTCGACGAGATAGCATCGGCCGTCCTCAAGCTCTGCCCACGCCGTGAGCGCAGTGCGGGCCCCGTAGGACGATGTCGCCCGGCCGTGGAGCTTCACGCCGCCCGTGTCAACAGACACAACCACACGCACCGCCTGATGCAGCACCGACATGACGTCGGCGTAGTCGTAGCGTCGAAACCACGCCGTGTCGATGAGTGCGCCAGATTGTGGGACAGGTCTACACATGAACTGACCCCACCACTTATGTGGGGCAACTTTCAGAAGCGCACTTCGCAGCTGCTCGCTGGACTCCGCGCTGAAGCGCTCGGGCCACAGTACGTCGCCCTGCTTGCGGCGATACACTTTGCGCTCCGGTGCTCGCCGCCGCGTCCCCGGCCTCGTGATGACCCACTCCTCGTCGACCTCGGCGAACTCAGGCAGCGTGATCACCGTCCACTCGCGGTCGTCTGCGAAGTCGCGCTTGACTACGCCGACGACGTCGTCCTCGTGGTAGCGCGTGTTGATGACGACCCACACAGCGTCAGGAGCGAGGCGGGTACGGAAGGCTAGGAGGTCGTCGAGGAGGTGTCCTCGTTCAGTAGCGCTGTAGGCGTCAAGTTCTGACAAAAAGTCATCGATCAATAAACAGTGGGAGCCGCTACCAGCCGGTGCGCCTCCTCGGCCGAATGCCTTACAGTTACCTCTACGCTGCCGTACTGACGCACCATCGACTACAATCTCGAAGACAGCGGCGGCGCTACTGTCGCCAGCGACATGTACGCCGGGGAACACACGCTGATACTCGGGCGATGCGATGGCGTTGCGGATCTTGCGCCCGACGCTGTCGGCGAAGTTCTGACTGTGGGTCGCGACGATGATGTCGTGCATCGGGTGCCGACCGAGATACCACGCAGGGAAGAGCTCCGAGGCGCACGTCGACTTTCCTCGACGCGGCGGCATGTTAATAATTAACCCTTTAATTTCACGACGTTCGGCTCTCATGAGAGCGTCGCAGACGACTTGCACGTGCCACGGCGACGCAAAGTCACCCTTCATGAAGTGGCCGAAGCTGACGAGGTCGTCGCGCGCGTCCTCGGCGTCGCCCGCCGTGAGCGCCTCCTTCTCCAGCTGCGCCTGAACTTGCGCGTACCCCTCGACGGCGCCGGCCACGTCCGAGCCGATCTTGTGCCGCCGCTTAAAATCCGCAGTAGCAGCGCTTTCACGCACCGTCACCAAAGCAACGTAGTGCTTGCTGCGCAGCGATATCGAGGCGACGTCCTCTTTATCAAGCTCAGGCGCTGCCAGCACGAGCTGCACGAGCCTGATGAGCTCCATCGACGCCCACAAGGGGACCGCCAGCTGATCAGCGTCAGGATACGCCTCGTCGTAGCCCACAGCAGCTGCCACGCCGTCGCGCTGCTCCCTTGCCCGCAAGAGAAGCTCCACGTCCCGAGCTACGGCACGGCACCGGCCGAAGGCGGCGATGAGCTGCTGTAGCGCCTTGTGCTTGTGTGGCTGCGTCGTGGCCAGCTCCATCGTCGCCATGTTGACGCGGTTCAGCCACCCGACGACGGCGTCGACGCCCTGCGTGATGGGCGGTAGCGGGAGGTTTAGGGGCGCGGTGGCTGTTTGTGGTGCTGATGTGGTGCTGACTGCGACGTTGCGGCGTCGCCGAGGCATCGCTTGGATCTTGGAGGGCATACTTGAAGGTGCCGCATGGAGTGCTTGACATCGTCCTCGCGATCTGGCAGAGTGGGCTGACTTGGAGGTGTTGATGTCTAAGCATTGTAAGACATGTACTTGTGCCGGTTCTCGGAAATTAGATGGTCGACCGACTCCGATGGAAGATCGTCTAGGACGCAAGTGGTTTGATCACCCAAGTAACTGCGGTTGTACCTCATGCAGTAGAACATGTCCGACATGTCAAGGATCGGGAGAAGATAAAGACAAACCAAGAATTTCCGATGGTGGCCATGGCTTTTATCCTGATTGCAGTACCTGCCGAGGTACAGGAAGAGTTTCTAAGTGACTTCGCGTGCTGCACTCAAGCACTCCACCTACATGACGATGGCGACGACGCTGTCGCGACTCTCCACTTGCAACAGGCTTCAGGTCGGCGCCGTGCTGCTGCGCCGAGACGGCAGCGTCGCGGGCGTCGGCTACAACGGCGCCCTGCCAGGGCAGCCACACTGCGACGAGACGACGTGCAATCCGTCGTCGCGGTGCTTTCGGACGCGCCACGCTGAGCGCTCGGCGCTGGACTACAGTATGGGCGACGTTGCCGTCGCGTATGTGACGCACGAACCCTGCCTACGTTGCACTCAGGACCTCATCGCACGCGGCTGCCGCGAGGTGTACTACTGCGAGAGCTACGCCATCGCGGACGTCGCCGAGGCCGCTGCCAGAGCGTGGCATGTCTACAGCAACGGCGTAGCGTGGCAGCAGATGGGCGAGGTCGACGACAAGGGCACGCTCGGCGACATCACTGACGAGCTCATCGGCGTCGGCGAGGGTTCCGTTGGAGTGCCGTTGTCTGTTGTGCGCTTTAGTGTCGACGACAAGCATCCTATGGTCTTACAGACGCCTTATGGTGAGATTGTTGCTGAGGTTCGGCGATGGGTGGCAGGACGACCCAGTGACATTGCGGTGTGGGATCTTGAGGCTAGCATTGGTGCAATATTAGGCTGCCGTAACTGTTTACCTGCATCGATCGGCATCGCCCTCCTTCGCACAGCATCGAAAGGATAAGCTGTTAAATGCGTCATCTAGTTGGAATTTCAGGCTTTAAGCGCTCAGGCAAGAACACCTTCGCTGACGTTCTACGACAAGTCGCCCACGAGCGCGGCCTCGCCTTCGTCGCCGTTGCCTTCGCGGACCCTCTGCGCCGTGCAGCTGCCGCAGCCTACGGCGTCGACGTGTCGAACTTCACCGACGACGCCAAGAAGGACACCGTCTGCGAGGCGTGGGGCATCACGTATCGGCAGATGCTTATCAACCTCGGCGAGGCGATGCGGGGCATCGATGCGAACCACTGGGTGAAGGCACTCCAACAGTGGGTGGTGAGTCGTCAGCTTGGCGCTAATTGGCTGTGTCAACCACTACTGATCACCGTCACCGACGTGCGTCGCGTCAACGAGGCCGCCGCCGTCCACGACCTCGGCGGCGTCAACGTACTCGTGCGTCGCCCCGGCGTCGTCTGGGATGGCCACGTCAACGAGGAGCTGATGCACTGGGCGGGCGAGTATCAGCCCGAACTCATTGGATTTCACGGGTGCCAGTACGACGCCGACGAGAGGTTGTGCTACGGCGAAGTGTCAGCCGTGCCCGAGAGGCTCCGAACGCGCCCAGTGTTTGACTATGTCTTGAATAACGACGCAGCGACGGTGCAAGAAGCGATGATCGCTATGCAGTGGCACGCTGAGGCTGTCGTCAGCATGCTTATAAAGCAGAGCAGCTAAGCGATGCGTATTCAAGTTCTCGATCACGGCTACGTCGAATATATCGAATCGTGGGGCAGCGACGAGCGCATCGTCGAGGCCGCGCGGATGAGCAGCGGTAAGGGTTTCATCGACTGGCTGCCGTACAAGCGCTGCTCAGGCTGCTACCTCGTCCACATCCTCGACGCCGAAGACTCGTCGCTATGCCACGAAAACCTCGCCCACACGTGGGTGAAGTATCCTCGCGGCGACGTCGGTCTGCTCAAGTACCTCATGGACAACCGCCACGAGACGCCCTTCGAGATGGCTGGCATGATCATTGAGGTGCAGGCTCCGATCATGGTGTTTCGAGAGTGGCACCGTCATCGCACACAGTCCTACAACGAGATGTCAGCTCGTTACACACCTCTGCCCGACGTCAATTACATGCCGACGGTAGAGCGCTGTCTGATCGTCAACGGTGCGAACAAGCAGGCAAACGCCGCGCAGGGCGCCGATCAGCTCACGCACGAGAGCGCCCTCGAATGGTTGGCCAAACTCGCAGCCGTCTACGAGCACGCCGAGGAAGTCTATCAAGACGGTCTTCGTCGAGGCATCCCCAAAGAGGTGGCTCGCCTGCCTGTGCCTGTCGGACGCTACAGCCGCATGCGAGCGTCGGCGAATCTTCGCAACCTACTAGCCTTTCTCACGCTCCGCAGCGACTGCGTCCCGTCGGGACGTGCTGCCCAGCACGAGATCCGACAGTTTGCCAACGTCCTCGGCGATCTCATCGCAGCGAAGTTTCCGCGCACCTACGACCTCTTCGTCAAGAGGAAGGCAGCACAGTGACTAAGATCATCACCCTCTACGGCGGCCCCGGCAGTGGCAAGTCGACGACGTCAGCGCACATCTTCGCCGAGCTCAAGCAGCGTCAGGTCAGCGTCGAGCTAGTGCGTGAGTACGTCAAGAAATGGGCCTGGCAAGGCCGCAAGATCAGCAGCTATGATGAATTTTATTTTGTTGGTAAACAAATTCATGAGGAATCCACACTCTTCGGTAAAGTTGACTATATCGTCACAGATAAACCCTTAGTTATGGACATATACTACAGTCAGCGCTACGCCTCCAAAACCATAGCCAAGGGCATCCGCGCAGCCGTTACTAGCTTCTACGCAGCCGCAGCTGAGGACGGCCACCAGCACCTACATGTCTTCCTGACGAGGTCGAAGCCCTATGACGCGCGGGGCCGCTACGAGGACGAGGCCACGGCGCGACAGATGGACGGCGAGATCCGCGACATGCTCATCGAGCTCGGCTACGCCTACACCGTCATGCCGACAACACCTGATGCTGTGCGAGGCTACTGCGACACTCTGCTAGGCGCAGATCACACAACTACCAACTCGACGTCGAGCATCTGACGAAGCCGGCCTAGCGCCGCCTTCAGCAGCGCCCTGACGGCGACGACGCTGCCAGGTAGCTGCACCGACGCCGCCTCGCTGTCTACGCCGACGCCGAAGCTGTCGGCGACGACTCGGCGATGCGAAGGCGGCAGCTTCTGTAGCGCCACCTCTAGGCCACCCTCTCGCAGCTTCCACATCGCATCGTCGGCGACGTCGGCCTGGAGCTCCGTAAGGCGATCTGT